AAAGATTGCCCAATCTCCAATTTGCCAATCTGTGATTCCGTTGAGGTTGGTTGTTCCTGCAACATCCACGACATAGTAGTAACCCTTAGTACCGACTGAACTTGTAAGGGTAGGGGTGTTTGTGGATGCGTTCCATGTTCCTTGGTAATTTAAATCTCCTTGAAGCGGAATTTGTGAAACTGGTACTTTGCCAGCAGCATCTAATGTAGCTACGCCAAGTGCAGCTCCAGCATCTTTAGTAGAGGCAGTTCCTAGACCTGTAATGTCTGTATTAGGAATAGTGCTACTAGCAGTCATAGCAGTAACGCCAGTTCCCTTTACATAACCTGTAAGAGTGGTTGCACCTGTACCACCATTAGGAACTCCAAGAGTGCCTGTAATGTTAGAAGCTGGTAAGGTAACGCCTGAAATTGTTCCTCCAGTAATGGCTACAGCATTGGCGTTCTGCTCTGCCATTGTTCCCAGACCTGTAAGAGTATGGGTGCTATTCCAATCACTAGGGCGAATTAGAGACGAATCATCTCCGTCAGGTATCGTTGAAACCTTAGTATGCGTTACGGTAATAGCCATTATTGGACACCTATGATTTTGCCGTCAGCTCCACGCACTACAGTTTTAGGTCGGCTTTGTTGTTCATTAATAGACTGGACTAATTGGCTGATTGCTTGAGCCATTTGCATATTACCTTGTCCAATAGCATCGGCAATAGGTTGCATTGGTGATTCCATAGACTTAGCCATGTCCTGTTCGGTCATGTAAGCCATAGTTCCATCAGATTCGTCAGCACTAATACGAGCTACTTCAATCTTTGCACCGTTATTGATGTGAGCAAGGAGAACTTGTGTATTGCGCTCAGTCATCATCTTCATCTGAGCTACTTTCATCTCCATCTCTCTGTCCATCTGATTGCGCTGCTCTTCAAGTTGGAATTTAAGTTGGTTCTCTTGAGCTTGATACTCTTGTTTAGCCTTCTCAAGTTGCATCTGACCTTGGAGTTTAGCTTGCTCAAGTTGCGCCTGGGCTTGCATCTCACCTTGACGAGCTTGCATCTTGGCTTGCTCAATTTGCATCTGCATTTGCATCTTTTGTACTTCAGGAGGCGGAGGCTTAGGTTGGCCTGACTGTTGTTGTGCCATCACACGCAGTTTATCCGCAGTTTCGTCAATGATGCCTTCTAATTGCTTACCAGCTTTAAACGCAGTTACACCAAATTTCAGCATTTCAAGAGCCATTGGAGCCAGTTCAGGAGTGTTTTGTACCATTGGTACAGCTTGAGCCATAAAACCGCCTACAGCTTGCAAGAAAGCCATTCTGTCTGCTTTTTCCTGTTGCTCATCCTGATAAATCATGGAATCAGAAGTCACTTCAATGCGGAAATTCTTGGCAGCTTGGTCACGCAATAGTGCAATAGCTTGCGGAATCATCTGTTTATCTTGTTCAGATAACTGCATAGCACCAGAGATTTGAACTAGTGTCTCATCTGTAAAGTGTGTGCAAATAATTTGAGCTTTGATAGATAACAAGCTAGTAGCAAAGTCTACGACTGAATGTTGCATAGTCTTTAGTCGACCAGCAGCGTTATTAGACTTGATGATTTGTGCACCAAGAGTCTCATTAGGGTCAGTTTGACCTCTTTGAATGTCGGCAATACCCATCAATTCGTAGATTTGTCCCTTAACTTGCTCCATTGCTTGATAGCATTGAGCTAAAGCGGATGCAAATGGGGTAATGTCTACAAGGTCAATAGCCCCTTTCATGCCTTGCTTTTCAGCAAATGCCATCCAGTTGTCTACAGGAATCAAAGTGTTGTTCTCGCCTTCGGAGAATAAACGCTGTAATTCGCTAGAACTTGCATCGTAAACACCACGCACTTTAAGGGCGTTAATCAATCCATCAATACGGTCACACAAGGTATCGAGTTCACGAGCTTGGTCTTGATAGATAACAAAGTCAGGAATTGGCTCTAGTGAATCGGTTGTTAGTGTGGAATATAGCGGTTTAGGGCAAGGAAAGAAGTTCTCTAACTGTAATGGGTCATCACGCTCATCTAGGATTTTACCTAGTGACTTGCTAATCCATAAAGCTTTGCCTGTTTCCTTATCCCAAATCTCATAGATGACGGCTTCATACAAGCCATCCATTGGTTTATAGGAGTTCTTATCGTCTGCTGGCTTGGTGTCTAACGGTATCTTGTAGCCCAGTTCTTCACCGAAACGCTCAACGAGTGCAGGGCGAGACATATAGACTTTACGCCATACACAAGTGACCTCTTCCCATGTCCTTGCACCAGGCGTATGACCAAATTCCTTCCAATGAACATAGTCGACAGGACAACATTCGTACTCAATACGCTCTGGATTCTCAATTTCTTGCGCTTCAGGTGTCTCTGCTTCATCGCTGTCTTCGGTAACTTGATAGCCATCGTCAGGTTCTCCAGCTTCATCTACTGCAAAGTGAGGCTCATAGCGAACCCAAGATACACCTCGACCACCTAGTAGGCGGTCTAATACTGAGTTGTTCATTGCTGATTTGTAATCACCGTAATGCTCAATCTCATACTCTAAAGCTCGCTCAAGCATCATTGAGGCTACTCGGCCTATTGGGTCATTGTCTCTAAATCTACGAGATACATCAGGTCTAGGCAGTCTAGCAAAGATAGCTGGCTGAATGGTTTGGACATTGCTCCATAGGATATTGAAGCGAGCATTAGGATTACGGTCATAGCGTGAATCGTCCTTGTATTTCTTTACGATTCTGTCGGCTCGAGACTCCCAGCGTTTATATTGACGCTCATACCCCATGATGGTCTTGTACCAATCCTCATAGGTGTGGTCTACAGTTGCTTTGTCGTTTGCCATAATGTTGCCTTAATGTTGAATAATTTGGCGGAATGTTGTCTTATTTTACCTAAAGTTAATACCTTTGGTTGCTTTTTGTCTTGTTTTCTTTCCATAAGTCGTTAATGGAAACATCAGTTTTTCCGACAAATACACCCCTGATTGGCTCATCTTTGGTGACAATCTTAGCCTCATCTTTCCATACAATGCTGAGATAGCGGAAGGCATCAGCACCATGAGAAGTCCAATCATGCCTTGGCTTGTCTCTGAATACCTTTTTATCCTCATCATATTCACGCTGATACTGCCGTAAACATTCAATGCCATCAGCACATTTATGGTCAAACCATGCTCTAGTTAAAGCTAAACGGCTTGCTTGAATACCATCTTGTAAGCCAAGGTTAGGCACTATGCGTAAGGATTTAACAGGTAATTTATCGCCTAATTGCTCAATAACTGAACGATTGGAAGCTAAAGTCTTAGCTCTTGCATCATGGGGTAGGTAGTGATAGCCATAGTCATAGCATCTTTCAACTTCCCTTGATTGCACCACTCCAGCATAGAACGCTACTGGTTGCCCATTGGAATAATGATAGTCTAATAGCCTGATTTCCCCATGTATGACTTGGAAGAACCATATAGAAGTATCGTCTGAGTATCCTAAGTCCCATGCAGTATGCACTTTAAACATAGGGTCATGCTTCACTTCTGTGATTCTGCCCATATCTGTAAGTAAGCGCATCTCTTTACCGTAGAAAGCACCAAGAATTGCAGACTCAAAGTCACATTCAAACTCTTGTAGATATTGGTCTTGGCTCATCATCTTGGCAGCATCAGCCAATTCTGAATTAGGTAAAAGCCCTGTTTGACTAGCTCTTAGTGTCTTTACATACCAATCTTTGTCTTGAGTGGCATTGCTGTATACATCCCAGAACTGGTTATGTCCCTTTGGTGTACCAATAAAGGTAGCCCATCCTTGTCTATCAGCTAGTAATGGTCGAATGACTGCACCCCAAATAGATGGTTTCATGTCAGCATATTCGTCTAAAACTACACCATCAAGGTATAGACCACGCATAGCATCAGGGTTATCAGCACCAAATAATCGGATTCTAGCCCCATTGACTAGTTCTACCCATAGCTCCGATACATTGTGATTAACCCTTACAGGCTCAGAAAAACGCATCAAGTAGTCAAAAGCAATAGTTTTTGCCTGGCTAAAATACGGTGCTAGGTATGAGTACCTACCATCTTCCTTGCCTTCCATGATTGCTCTTGAAATCAAGTCATTGATACAGGCTACTGTTTTACCGCATCGTCTATGAGCTACTATAACTGCCCAACGCTCTGTTCTATCGTGGAATGGTAGGAATACTTCCCTAGGTTGGTAATCTAGTTCAACTTCTATTACTTCTTCCAAGATACCACCATACGAACAGGTGCTTTAGCATCACCTACTACTTCAGTCCTTGCAAGTTTAGGTACTGCGTACTCAACCATGTTTTGTACTATGTCACAGGCTTTACCAGGGTTAGGCAAGACAATGTACTTTCCTGTCTCATCGTCTTTAAGCCCTTCTGCGGTGTTATAGAGCCATGTTTGCAGATATGGTAGGTTAGCATCAAGCAATGCTTTAACGGCTTCTCGTGCCTCTTGAGTGACCTTATTAGGCACTCCTTTAGCCCTTCCACCTGTCTTTTCTCTAGTTTTATCTACTTTAGATTTAGCTTTAGTTGTCATATCAGTCAAGTATTTGATTTATATGGCTTTTATTGTATCTTACTTATCTAGTGTTGGGTCAAGCTGACTCTTAGCCCATTTATCGTATGCTTTGCCCATCATTTCTTTACGCTTTAGGCGTTCATTAATCTTTTTGTTAATAATGTCAGTAGGGCTACCTACATTCATTTCTTTAGGTGGAATATGCTTTTGGCGCTTCTCTTGTGCCTTCTCTAGCGTAGACTCATGCTCAGGTCTAAGCATGGCATCTTCCTTCTTATATGTTCGGCTCATGTGTTTCATGCGTTTGCCTCTACATATTTAGCGTATTGTTCTTCTAGTTTGGCTTTTCTTGCACCTTTAGCATGGGTACGCTCTTCGCTCAATGCGATAGCTACGGCCTGTTTTTTAGGCTTACCAGCTTTTACTTCGGTTTTAATGTTCTTACCTACTGATTGGACTGAGCCAGATTTATCTAACGGCATAGCTATTCCTTGATTAAAGTAAACACGCTCCAATAGGGGTAAGCCTCAAAGAAATTAGCTTCTACTTCTTCGGTAGGCCGATACTCTGAGCGCACAAAGTCATTATACCTTTGTACATCAAATAGTAAATTGCCTTTTTTAATTAATTTTGCCCAATATTCAATGGGTTGTATGTTC